AAACTGTTCTAAGGATGATACCTCCATATCAATATAATCTTTAGCCAATGCTTCAAATGCTGCTTGACTAACCCCATGTTCTTTTGCCCAACCTTGAAAACGGTCTAGCAAAGGATCATCTTGTGGTATACCTGATTGTTCAGCAAAAGATACATCATAATCTTCTGGTGCTTTGTGTTTGCCTTGAGAAAAGTTTTTCTCCATTTCTTTGTAAGATTTGACCAAGCCTTCAATGTCTGGACCTTCTTCTTGATTCCAAAACTTTTCAGGAAAATAATCTGGTCTGTCATATTCAACTTCTTCCCCTTCGTTAGCTATTGCGGTATTAACTTCTTCTGGATCTTTAGCAAACACATCTTCAATCACTTCAGGATTTTTGTCCTCTTGTGCTTGTTCTTCTGCCCTTACTTCATTAATACCTTGATCTAATAAACCTTCGTTTTCAGTCGCTTGACTTTCTACTGCTTGATTTTCTTCACTCATCCTCTTGCCCTCTCTATGCGTTTCTCAATTTCTCTCACCAAAGAATTTTGTCCCTCTCTACAATATCCATAACTGGCAACTTCGCCAGGAATGAAAGTTGGTTGTTCAATAGTGATAGCCCTTAAATGTCTTAATACTTTTTGTCCATCTTCCGTATTAAAAACCCTTGCGTATAACCGATTCAATTCAACTACATTAATAAATTCTTTGTGGTCTACTGCTTGTTCATCTAATAAATTTAATTCATCCCAGCTCATATTTGCTCCTCAGTTGGTGCTTCTTCTGGTTGTTGCATGGCTTGTTCAGCTTCCGCTTGTTGTTGGATTAGTTCTTGTGTTTGTTGCACAATTATAGCTCGTTCTGCTTCACTATTTGTTAAGTCCGCAGGTATACCAAGTTTTTCTGCAATGTAATCTGCTATCTTACCAATCTTTAAGATGGTTTGTCCTTCAGGACCTAGTTGTGAAACTATTTGAGCAAACTGTATTACATTGTTGATGTCTTGATTGTTTTGTGATTGAGCAATCGGACTAACAGGTTTGATCTTGACTTCTAAACCATTGACTTTTAAAGGTAACTCAATCAAGTTTTGAGCATCCATAATCTGTAAAGTACGCTGCACAATCGGTGTCATCACCTCAGTAATTAAACGACCAAAGGCACTACCTAAGTTTTGTGCTAATTCTTGAACACGCTGTTGTATTTCAGTGGCACTTCGTGCTGACATATCATCTCTTGGGATAGATTCATCTAACAATATCTTCTTAATTGACATTTGTAGTTGGTCAATTACGATTTGTGATAACTGTGGATCGCCACTACGAGATAACGGTCTTAGACTTTCACCTTGTGGTCCACCATTTCTAGCCACAGGTATGATTGCACCTGGTTTAAGTACCACTGTATTTGGATTGAGTACCCCATCGTCTGCTGCGGTATACACACCTGCAATAGATAACGATGAGTTTTTTAATAATAATTCTTTGGTTTTATTTAAAGTTTTTATATCAGGTATAGCCACAGTTAATGGTCCACGACCATATACTTCGCCTGCTGCTTTCATGTACCTTGATACCACCCAAGGACTATATTTAAGTTCCCTCTCAACCACTTTTAGTTTTTCTTGCTTATAAATAATACAGTAAGAATATTTACCTGTTTCTAAATCTTTAACAGTTGCTTCTAAAAAATCTATTTCTTCAATCGGATTATCTTTAACTTTACGCTTTAAAGTTTCATTTAGTTTGGCATCAGGAAACTGAATTAAAATTTGTTCTGCTTTTAATCGTAAAGTACGATAGACATTTTCTACTTGACCATTGGCACCTTCTTCAAAACAAACCAAATACATTGGGATAGAAGTGTAACGGATTGGTGTCATCTCGTCACCTTCTTGAATTAACATCACACCTGTGCCAACACATAGGTCTAATAAAAATTCACCCATAGCTAAGTCAAAGTTAGAAGTGCGAATAACACTAAACATCTTTTCTAAGTAAGCATCTAAGACTTCTTGTACTTCACCTTTGTTTTGATCTGGAATATCATTGCCAGGCTCTAATCTGCACCAGTCGGTTTGTGGTGGAAATAAACCTGATTGTATTCTATTGGCAAATCGTTGCGTTGAACTAATTGCTGTACTGTCAAATACATCTGACATTTTGTTTTGACCAACCGTCTTACCTTCAAAGTAACCTTCATATAAGTTACGGTTCGGCAAAGCAAAACGATAACAATCTTCATAAACTGATTCCCATTGTTCTTTACGAACTTTGGCAGCTTGATAGCGTTTCATAATTTGATTGACTGACTTATATGCCATTATGTTTTCCTCGTTAGATCAGAATCTGCTTTTCTAGCACCACCTTTGCCTGTGACAAAAGATCGTACTCTGCCCATCGCCCAAGCATGTGCAGATACACCACGGCTACCTGACGAATAATACGCACCCAGTCCACGCTTGTAAACTTTATCAAGTGTTGATTTGCTAAATTTGCTAGTATAACTACTTGGGTATTTACCTGCCACCTGATCTCTCCTTGCTGATTTGATCCATCATCTCTGCTGATAATAAACCTTTACGGTACAACCGTCTAGTGCGTAAGATTTCACTCTCTCGCTTAGATTTGTTTTTGGCACCTGCTAAATACTTTAAAGGTACACCCTTCTTAGATTTAGGCACAGATTTAAACTTGCGTTTCATTTTTTTCCTGGCTTTTTACCGCCACCATATCCTTTCTTTTTTTTCATTACTTGTCCTTCTTCTTTTTGAAGTTGTCTTTCATACCGCCCATCACGAACTTACCGCCAGTATCTTTAGCATAACCTTTGGCTTGAGCAATCCCTTTACCTGTGTACGGAAACATTTTAGATTTTCCATTTTTACCTACTACTTTTGGCATATATCCTCCTATACTCTGTATCTTGCACCTGACATTTGAAATAATGTAGCTCGCTTTTGAGCCGCAGCTCTCCTAGATCGCATACGCTTGCGTTCTTCAATTCTAGTTTGTGTTTCTGCTAGCTTTTCTTTCGCTACCCTCTCTCTTTCAATCGCTTCCTTTTCCTCCAACGCAAACTTTTCTTTTGCTAAATCATCTTGGGTAGGTGCCAAGGTTTCACCTTTAAATTCTTCACCCACAATTTCTTTGTATTCTTTTGCCGCAGCATAACTTACAGGAGATGGTCCGCCACCAAAAGCACGCTGTCTTACTTGATAAAATCCTTTGCTGCTTCCAGGCGGAGAAATCATCTCAAAAAATTGTTGAAATGGTGTGCGTGGTGGTCTGCTGCCTGATATCATAATTTATCCCAGTGTTTCTGTTTTCTTAGCTGCTGCTAATCTTCCAGGCACATCTGCTAAAGCACCTAATGCACCAAGACCTGCTTCAGGAGTACCTCTCGTGCTATCTAACAACATACGCCTACCCCCATATCTAGCTCGTCTTTTGCGTTCTTGCAATGATTTCATTTCACGCAGTTTCTTTGCTTCTTCAGTTTCTGCTTGTTCTGCTAACAATGCTTTCTGTTCTGCTTGTGCAGCACGAGCTTCTTCTTCAGCTCTGATCTGTTCTGGACTTGGTCCTGGTATCTTTGGTTTAGATAATATTCCGCCCATCATCACTCCTAATAAATTTTTGCATACATCACATAATCTTGCTTATCGTGTCCAAACTGTTTCATCAGACCTTCGTACTTGAATTGTAATACAGATGCCCAGTTGTTTGCAACTTTGTTACTAGCCAACACAGTGACTTGAACTCGGTGTGCTGCCAGATACTTAGCACCATATTCAATGACAAACTTAGCGGTTCTAGTGGTAGCTACTGGATATTTGTTAAAAAGCTGACTGCCCAAACACCATGCTTCATACACACCAGGCACCACTTGAGCAAATCCCCAACATGCTGCGATCTGTTCTTGGTACACAATCGTGATCGCTGGACCTACTGATTGTAGACTTTCCACATACGCTACCGTGGCATCATAACTTTCAAAATAACTTTCATCTAAAGCACGGTAATCTAAATGATACGCATCATTGTTGGTGTAATCTCGGTAAACAATTCTTTCATTGGTGTTTAAACTATTGTAAAATTCTACTAATCCTATAGGGTTTTGCGAGGTTTTAGGTACCCCTCTTTTACCTCGCATCTCTTTAGTTTTAGAATACATTAGGCATTATTCCTCATTAACTATTTTTAAAACTATTAAATAATCTTCTTAATAAATAACTTCTTACTATAGCAATCGCCATAAATACAATACCTATGTAAAAGCTATCAGCAACATTAACCATATACCCAAACATTGGTAGAATAATATAGTTAGCACCAACTGCTACTAAATACCCAACGATTACATTTGTTAATGATTCAATAAAGCTCATTTTTTTAGATTGCATTAAACCTCATTCCCCCATGCATCCCAACCCTCTGTTTTTTCTCTTGCAAATAGTTCTATTTTTGGTAAATCTCCGAATAATAAATCAATTCGTTTTCTAACCTCATATGGTTTTTTGCTGTGTTTAGTACGCTGTGCAATTACCAATGATTCTATATTGTTGGCTTTTTTATATTTAGACATTGTACCTTTTACACCTAACAAACAAATCTCACTACTTTTCATAGTCCATGGAGCTACATTTTTACAGTAGTTGCCTTTTGATGTCGTTTTAATCCAATTAAATGCTATGGTTTTATACTTGAAACCCCATGCTTTAAATATTTGTAATGCTTCATCTAAGTGCGAATCTGTTACCCACATAAAACATACAGCATCCTTTTGTGTAATGCTTTTTATTGGTAGTTCTTCAAGTTCTCGTAACTTCATAGTATTGTAATGATTACTCAAAGGTTTTATTTGACTACCAGTCGTATTATTGACTGCTGACTTGCTACCATAATTCCAAGGCGGATCAGCATAAATAATGTTGTATTTTTTATTTGGTAAATTAAAAGACACTAAAGTCCACCTTCGCTATGACTTGTTGGTTATCACTGCCATGTGCATTTTTACGAGTTAAGATTCTGTGTTCCCCACCACCGAGCATCAGATAACCAAAGGCATCACCGATGTGTGAGAAGTTGTTTTTAAACGGTACATCTTTAAACCGTTCATACCCTGCACCCACCGCTTCACGCTTAAAGTAATACCCACCTGATAAGGCTTTACGCAACATAGAACAGTGCTTATTTACAATCAGTCCTGCTTTACCAGCAATCAAGCGGTTCATTGGCATCGCACCTGCTTCTCTACGCACCTTAAAGTCGTTACTCACGGTTGGTCTGGCGTTCATCCCTTGTGTTTTCAAATGGTCAAACGCTGTGACTTCAAAGATTTCATCTCGTTTGCTACCTGCTGGATCACCCCAGATCTTAATATCTTTGGCATTTGGAAACATCTTATTGATTTCAATCTTGAGTTGTGTGGTAAATCGTTCTAACCCCATGTCAAAGGTTACTAGTTCGTGCAAAATATGCCACCTACCATTGTCCAATCGTTGACCAAACACTGCCGCAGGTGTCAAACCAAAGTCAAGTCCAATCTGTAACGGATATTCAGGCAAATATTGTATTTCCTCACTCATCAACGAATCAGTATATTCTTGCCACACAGCTCTGCCTTCTTGCACAAAGACATATTCACCACCAGCATAGCAGCGAATCCAGTCTAAGTTTTTTCCTCCAAGCATTTGCTCATAGTACCCTTCCGTTAAATTATCAATGTTCTCTGCTCTGTCATTAATTGCCCAGTATTTACCACCTGCATAAATCGCATCTTCAAATTGTGCATCTACTTCTTTAACACCACCAGGTTGTTTGTAGAACTTCCAAGCATACTTACCTTTCATCTTTTCTTTTTCTGCCAATCTATGCCACCAATGGTCATCATCAGGTGGGTTCGTGTCCATGATGATAAAACGATGCTGACAACCACCATGTGCTTTGGTTGGATAACGACCAACACGGTGTGTCAAACCATCGATGACCGCTTTGGGCAGTTCTCTGGCTTCATTTACCCAGGCACCAGTCAGTTCCAAAGATAACAACTTACGCACATCTTTGGGTGTATCTAGTGCTAAAAAAATGACTTCCATGTCTAGTCCTGCCAACTTTCCCTTTGGCGGTAACTGTATGTGATGTGTTAATGGTGGCGACCAACGCATCGGTCCCCAAGTGGCTTCATCAAATATTTCTAACCAAGTCTTAATCGTAGTGGTTCTCAGTTCAGGATAAGAGTTACGCACAATTACAAAGCGACTGTGGCGAGTGTTGTCCAGTGGTGAAACTGGTTGTTGTAATGCACGCAACATTATCTCAGATGCACAAGCATAAGATTTACCAGAACCTACTGGACCCATTAGTCCACGCACAAAAGAATTATCTTTTAAAAACTTCCATACGGTAGGACTTTTACTAAAATCCAGATTCAATGCAGTTACATCAGATTGCTTATGCTGATTGGTCTTGCGTTTTGATAAATCGGTACTACCCTTTACTCTCGCCATTATAAATTATATTCCTTAATCGTATCAATCCACGCATTGGGAATGTTTATCATTGCATTATATTCGTTATCTGATTTAGTACAAGCTATTAATATTCTTTCTTCATTTTGATCTACCAAATGTCCGATTGACACACACTTATCTAACTTGCAGTTTGCCTTAGCATCTTCTTTTGTTATCCAACCATTTTCTGCAACTGCATCGTACCAAACCACTAAGGTGATCTTAGTCTTGTGTTTCTTCCTGTTCATCATCATTTTTTTCTTTTACCTCATACACTGTTTCAGGTCCAGATATATTGATGCCTAATACTGATGGTCTATTCTGTGAGGTATCTACATTCAACATACCGTAGTGTTTTGCCAGTAAACGCAGTGCTGCAATCTTATCGTACATCTCAACTTCCAACTGGTTACCATACTTGGTTGGTGTTACCTTCATTTTCTTGATATTACGCCTAGCTTTTTCAGGAATCTGATCTGATGCAAGCATTGTAGTGCGACCATTCTCATCCCAGTTTAAAACATCTGTTATTTCCGATGCACCAATCGCTGCCAGTTCTTGTTCAACAGCTTGTCGTTTTGCTTCGTTTGGAGATTTTAATATCTCTTTAGCTTCACGCAATGATAATGATTTAGCCATATGGCGAGTATATAACTGTTTTCACCAAAAATCACAAAAATTTTTTGTCAACTCCCCGTAATAAGTGGACAGACCACCCCCCGCATAAGCACATTCTAATATTAGAAATGATAGTAAGTCATTGATTTTGTTAGAAATACCGCATTATTTAACATAATGGTTATTATGCGAAGTGCATTTGTAAGTTATTGATTTTATTGGCATTAATGATAGTATATTAGCATTTGCTTATGGTGTTATTTGGTTTTATTGCCTGGTTTTGTATATTGTGTGTTTGTGGGGTTATTTATGAATAGATATTGTTCTTAATAATCTCATTATATATACATTAATTAAATGACATTAAAATAATGCTTGTGTATATAGTATAATCTAGTAATATATATGTGTAGATTAATAACAATACGAGGTGATGAAAATGAAATATTTTAAAACTTTGAATGAATCAATTATTACAGCTAACGCAGATCATCATTATTATAATATAGATGCTGCGTATGATTACTCAATTGATACAGATAAAACAAATATAAAAAATGAGATAAAAAAACGATACAATAAAAAAAGTATTTTCGAAAATTGCTATATATATGAGAATACTTATTTATTGAGTTTTATTCATGATCTTAAAGGTAGATATTTTTGTATGAGTGATAATATTATAAGAATATTATCTTTTATTTATAAAATTAAATTAATTAACTTAAAACAGAAATAATGAAAATGAAAAGATTACTAAAAGATAAAACGATATATAAATATCATACACCAATTATTAAAAATCCATATGTACTATATATATTAAATAGATATTTATTCATACATATAGATCTAATTGAAATAATTGCAGATATGAACATGGAACATTTAATATCTTTAATTAGCCTGGATTCAATAAAAGATATTAAAGATACAGATAATTACATTAACTAATAAAGGGGTAAATCATGAAATACAAAAAAGAAGAAATAAAACAGCATTTTCTGGATTTTATAGAAGATAACAAAAATAACGATAATTGGCTAGAAGATAATATAGACGATTTACATCATCATTGTTTTAATACTGATTATTATATTATTGGTACATATAAGGCTACAAAATGGCTAAATGATGAAGTATTTAATATTATTGAATTCATAAAAGAATATGAGATGTCTATTTTTGGTGAAGTGTACACAGATTTTTCCGACCCTGAAAGAATTGTTAATATGTATACTTATATAATAGGTGAAGAAATTGTGTACGAATGGATAAATGAAAATTATTATACAGAATCAAATATATTATTAGTGGGGTAAATTATGAAAGATGAACACAACCAAAACCAGGAATATATGACATTTACAGAAATAATATTATCTACTATATTTATGATATGCTTAATTGGGATATGTTGGTGTTTTCTCCTGATAACATATAATATATAAATATGAATTTTCATTGATAGCCATATCGGCTATTTCCTAAGCGGCACAAATGCCGCACTTTTACCCTGATAGATTTTTTATCAGGGTTTTTTTT